TCAAATCATTTATTAGAGATCCTGGCAATCCTAATGGTCCATTATAACATTTTTTGCTACTTAGATTAACATAAAAAACCAATCCATCAGTAACTATTTTAGGAGAATGATGAAAGCTCATAAATTAAATCTTCCTTTTAAAGCGTTATAGTTTTGAAGAATTTCAATATCAGATAAACCTCTATTATATACATGAATACAATTTAATCTTGCATCCCAATTATTAGCTATTTCAACGCCATTTGAGATTAAATTAAGTGATGCTGCTGTAGCTGTATTTGTTGTTAAAGTTCTTCCATTTTTACTTATAGTTCTAGTAGAACTATTTGTTAATCTTCTAAGTGCCCATATATTCCAAGTTCTAGATCCTCCACTATCGACACTTGTTCTTGTGTCTGGATCGCAACATCCTCCTTGATCAAAATAAATAACATCATCACTCCATGTAAGATGACAAGATATAGCTCTATTGTATGCGCCAGAACCCACGAATCTTAGCGATGTAGCTGTGGTTAAATTGTTTTGCATACAAATTAAAAATACTGTATATCCACTTGTATCAGTTATATTAAAAGAATTAGAAGCTGGGCCAGTACCTAAATTTCCTACAGTTGAAAAATAAGATAATGGTCCAGCAGAAACGAAAGATGGACTACTGCTCCAATTAAAATTTTTATTATTTCCACTTAAATCTTTCCAAGAAGTTCCACTTCCAGAATAACTTTTTTTATTAGCTGCATCAAGGCATAATACTAATCCATCAGTAACTATCTTAGGATTATATCCTACTCCCATGTTAAAACTCCACGGTTAATTTAGGAATATCTTTTCTTTCTCCGTATACTGTATAAAAATAATCATTTCCATTATTGCCATCTATAATTACTCTTCTATTATTATATTCAACAACATAAATATTAGAGAATACATCAATTGGCGTTAAGTTAATTGAAATACTATTCTCATCAACTAAAGATGCCCAGTAATTTGGAAGATTTATAGTTGTATCACTAGTTTTTCCTCTTACAAAAACTCCGTGTTCTGGACCTTCTAAACTGCCGTATTGAAGTTTTTTGCCAAGTTGAGTTGGATGATCTATTAAGAATGATTTGGAAGATGCAGAAAGGTGACCAGTAATTGTAACGTTACCAGTAATTGTAACGTTACCAGTAGTTGTAATATTACCAGTAATATTAACAGGATCAAAAATATTTAAAACTCCAGAAGCATTAATATTAATATTTGCGCCAGTTAAAATTACATCTCTTAATATACCAGAATTTGTTTGCTGCGCTCCAATAGTTAATTGATTATTATTCCAACCAAAAATTCCAAATTCACCAGTATTGGTTCCTGTTTTATTAAAGACTCTTAAATTCTGGGGATTACCGCTATTAATTATATCTATGCCAGTTGCAAAACTTTTAGTTCCACTTATAGTTTGATTTCCAAATGTTTGTACTGAAGTTCCACTTAAATTATTGATATTTGTTTGAAGAGTTGAGCCAGTATTCGCAAGATTAGTAACGGTTGCATAAGAAGATGGAATTATTGTTGTGCCACTTATTTGTAAATCTCCACTTATAATATTTAAACCAGAAGAACTTATTCTTATTATTGTATCTGCAGCTGTAGTGCCTCCAGCATGAAATTCTATAAATCTTCCAGATGTTTTTGTTCCAATATCTAGATTTCCACCGTCTATAAATAAATAACCATCAAAACCAGTTCCATTACTGAAAGCAGAATTATTATATCCACTATTATTAATTCCAAGATTAATATAATTCGTAGTATCTGTACCATTGTTTGCTGTGAGAACTAAGTCTGATGTAGCATTTGTACCAGTAGATCTATTTTGAATATTTAATTGAATATAAGTATTTCCGCTGCCAACTATTGATAATGGATTATTCTCTACATTTAAAGGTATTATTCCAGAAAGTGAAAATACTCCAGAATTACCAAATGTTTTAACTCCGCTAACAGTCTGAGCGCCAGTAGTTCTTACAGTTGAACTAAGATCTACTTGAGCTGCTTCGCCACTTAATAAAACTCCTGTGCCATTTACAGTTGGACGATTTGTTAAAGCAACTACTCCACTTGTTATAGTTATATCTACTCCAGAAAGACTTAAATTATCAATGTTATTTAACTCAAGACCGTTAAAAATACCCGTGCCAGCAATTAATTCTTTATAAAAAATGCCACTATTTGATATTAACGTCTTAGCCTTAAATCTTTGTGCCATATATTTTGTTGTTATTAGTTTGCACTAAATTGCTGCTTTTAAGGCAGACTAACAACCGATATTACACAAAATTAGCGGCCTTCTGCTAGAATATCTTTTGTGGTTTTACTCAACTTAATATCGTTTTTTGTTTTTGGAGCTGGCTTATAAAGAGAAACATGTTTATTAAATTCTCTCTCTAATCTTTTAACTAGAGTTTCTCTGTTATCTATAGGAATAAGGCCCACTTTGATTGCATGAGCTTGAAGATCGCTTTTAGTCAATTCTTTTAAATATTTTTGATACTCTGCAAACACTAATGTTCCATACTTACCTTGTCCAGAATCTCCCCATACTTGATCTAATGTTCTTGGACTTTCTACTTGTGCGTGAGTTTGAATTAATGAATCTAATTTATTTTTTTTTGACATATTTTCTCCTATACTATATTGTATAGATTAAAGTTAGAAATGTCTAATAAAAAAAGAAGCCCACAGGGATTATCCTGTGGGCTCCTTAATATTAATCTAAAGATTAATTAGCTACGTTTGATAGCGATACCAGCAATAGAGCGAGAATCGATACAAACGCGACCTTCTTCGAGAGAACCGTAGAATCCGATTTTCTCAGAACGGGCAACGAATTGATCGTCTGGCATTGCTGTGAATGTGCTTCCACTATCAGCGTTACGAGCGATTGGACGAACGAATGAATCTTTGGTCAAATCAAGACCAATAACGATATCACCAGTTGTACCTGAGAAGGTACCACTGTAGAATGCGTCAAAGAGTTGATTGTACTTTTGATTTGGTCCGAGCTCAATTAGTTCATGGAGACTGATTCCATAAATCTCTTGAGTTCCACCGCCGCGATAAATTTCTTCACGAACTCCAGCTGGAAGATCTGTAGCACCATCATTGGTTGTTACTGCTGTTCCTGCTGTTCCGCCTACTGGATTGTAAGCAAATGCGCGAATATCTTGCATTGTCTCTGGACTAACGAAAAGATCAGTTAGACCATAAGAGCTGGTTGTACTGCCACCAGCATATGATTTGTTGATTCTTTTTACGTTCTTGACCAAAGTATTCAATTTAGCAAGAGTAAAGGTTTCTGCAACTGAGCCTTGAGCTACAGTGTTGCCACTGTCGGCCAAAGCTTTTAGTACTACTGCCCAAGCATTACGTTCTTGTTTGATAAGAACTTCGTTAGTCATTCTCTCAATTGCTTTTGAAGCAACATCAAGACGACCACGACGGGCATAACGTTTTAGGAAAGAGACTGCGCTATCTAGACGATAGGTAGAAACTTTCAATTCAGATAGACCTTCAACTGTTGAAGTTGGAAGACCACCTGCTACATTTTGACTCCAAACGGAGACTAGACCTTCACCTTCGCCTTGGAATAGATCAAGAGGGATAGAAGGACTATCATCTTCATCATAGGCTAGGTCAGTGTAGACTGCGCTAGAGGTTGCAGCTTCCATTAGGACTTTGTTTACAACTGGTCCGATAAAAGCAGCAAAAGCTTCTTGAGCTTCTCTTGCAACGGAACCTTCACGGCTAGCCATTGCTTTGATTAGCTCTACTTGCTCTGGGGTATTTTTTAATTTTAATTTCATTTTGAATATTCTCCTTTTAAGAATTAGAGCTCAATTTTGAGAAGAGCGATTCCTGCGGAATCATTAGCGCTCAACCATTTGCCAACTTTAGTAGTAGCAGCTGGAAGTGAAGCAGCACCTGCTAGCTCACCAGCAGTACCACTAACGAAAGCAAAGTTTCCAACAGCTACGCCTTGTGTTGCGCCACTATAGGTTACCAAACCTTTTGTTAGAACTGGAACTGCTTGTCCACTGATTACAACGCCCATTTCGGCTGCTTTTTGAGGTTTGTAAACTAGTTTTTCACCGTTTTCATCTAACTCGCGAACATCCATAAGGGTTAATCCTAGAACTGCATCGCCAGAAGCGGCAATTTGGATTTTAGGTGCAACGCCATATCTTTGTGATACTACGTTTTGGTATGAAGCACCAACATCACCGAGTAACTCTACTGGATTGTATCCAGATTGATTATTCCATCCGACAGCGACCTTAACGGCTACGCCTTTAGTTGCAACAATGCCAGCTGCGGCATTTTCTTGCGCACCACTAAAAGCAAATAGATTTATAACGTCATTTTCGCTATATTGTCTAAATGGTCTTAAATTATGTGCCATATATATTTTCTCCTTTATTTATTAACAATTTCAAATCCACTCATATCGAAAGCTTTAGCATATTTTTCACGTATGGTTGGCTCTGCGACTGGGGCTGAATTTGGAATTTCGACTGAAGCTTTTGATCCATTATCAACAGCTTGTTCAACAACCTCCTGGGTTGTAGAAATTTCTGAAGTTGATTCAACAGAAGCTTTAACCATTTTACCAGTTTTATCTTCTTTACTTTCGTCAACTCCCTTATCCTTAACATCTTCTTCTAAATCTTGTTTTACGTCTTTTTTAGACATTTTTTCTTGAGCAGCTTTTTTAGCAGCTTTATTTTTCTCTTTCATAAGAACAGACATTTTATTCTTATAAGCAGAAAATCCCTCTTCAGTTAAATCTTTAATATCTGAGGCAAGAACTTTACGATCTTCATCGTTGAGATCATATTCATTATCTAAATCTGCCATACGCATACTAAAAGCTTCTTCTTGAGCTTTAGCGATTTTTTCAGCTTCTAGTGAAGCTAATTTTTGGGTAAGTTCTTCGAGTTGTTTTTTTACAACTTCTTGTTCAGAAGCAAGAACTGCTGCTTTTTCATTAGCAGCTTTAAGTTCATTCTCTTTTTCTGATTTTTCGACTAAGAATTGATCGTTAGCCTTTTTAATTTCTTCTGCTACAAATTCGGTAATAGAACTAGCTGTTACCTCTTTAAGCAGTGCATCTGTAATATCTTCAATTTTGGTTATTTTCATATATATCCTCTCCTTTTTTACATTTAAAGTGTCTTCTTGGGAAATATTATTTTCTGAAGCATTATCCTCTAAGGGTAATTCTTCAATTTTTTGATCCTCTGAACTTTGATTTTCATTGATTTTTAATTCAACTGGACCTTCAGTTTGTACGGCTACACCCTGCACATCGGCGGCTGGGTTTAGGGTTAATCCTATGCCTAGAGGAACTACTTTACCAAGAACTTGTCTGTAAATTGATTTATTATTATCTAATTTTCCTGTACCACCATTAGATCTTAATTTGCCGCTATATTTTTCAATTTCTTTAGCATCAGATATAACTTCAGCATTTTCAATATTCTTTTCGCCATTATCTAATACTACTAAATTATAATCATTAAATCCTAATTCCCAACTAGCACTAATACTCATATAATTTTCGCTAGTAGGATCATTGCTCTCTTCTATTTGATCTGCTAAATCTTTATTAACGACTTTCCAGATAACTCCACCGAGAGTAATATTAAATGGAGCTTTCATATCTTTAACATCTAATTCGGCTAGACTCTCATTTGAGCCAAACTTACTAAAATTAGCAGATACAATACATCCAATAACTTGAGTACGATTATGTTCAATATTAATTGGTTTATTAATAAAATTTTTTGTTACTTTAGCTGCTGTAACTCCATCCATTACATCGCCATTTTTATTAACACGATTTACTACGCAAGCATCAAAAGCAATAGGAAGAAGATCAACGTTATCTTCTGTATTAATATCTGGTAAAAACTTTTTTAATTTATCAATAGAAGCAAGAGATAAATATTTATCTTTTTCTTCGCTTACTACTGGTCTAATTTTAATATTAGCAAATGTTGATTCGAATTTATATTTTTGTTTTTTCATAATTTTATAAATTGTCTAAACCGTATATTACACGATCTTCTTCATCATCGAGATATAAATCATCAGGATTATTAAATTCAAAATCATTTAAATCGTATGATTTGATATCTTCGTCTGCTTTAATAAAATCTTCTGCGCTAGGATTAAAACTTGCTTCAATAATATAATTATTATTAATAGCTTTTGAAAAATTACTATTAGCGCCGAGATAAGAAGATACTCCATTTACCATTCTAATAAACATATTAATTCTAGCAAAAGCTACTTGATTAAAATTTTTGTCTGTATTAAGAGTATCGATATTATTTTTATAAACTTTTTTTAATTGAGCAAAGGTTACTTTTTTAGGATTTGTAGCATTATGCTCTTTTACTTTAGCTTTAATTGCGTTTAATATCTTTTTTGAAAATTCAACTGCTTTATCATTCTTTAAAGTTTTATTATCGGCTTTAATTTGTTCAAAGCCGTAGTTTTCAGAATTATAATTCATCCTAAATATAAATACACTTAAATTTTTAATTTATGGTGTAAATTTAGATGAAAGGTATAAGGTTCATGGCTAAAAATCAAGTTATTTATAATGTTGAAGATTTATTTATTGGGCCATGTCCAGCAAGTGGTAATCATTTTATTAATTATTCTGGAGGCTTGAATAATAATCATGAAGATTTTCCTTATGTAACCTATGAGAACTTTCAGCATATTAGCCCAAATCCAGCGGTTATAAATGCTGTCATACCTAAAGATAAAAATCAAAATACATTTCCAAGAAATCATAATCTTTTAAAAAGATTAGATAGAATACAAAATATATCTTATGACATATCAACAAATCGAGCAATTATAAATCAAATTGGTAAAGCCGCATCTGTTGATAGAATACATTTAAATAAACCTCAAGTAAGTGTTTCATTTTCTTATATACTTTCATCATTAAGAAATGAAGCTAGAATGGGATTTAATATAAATCACCCAAGATTAGATTATCCATATACAGGAGATAAGTATCATTATAGAACTGATAAGAATGATCCTCTTTTTCTTTTTTCTGGATTTTTAAATAGAGATTATTCAAAAAGTTATCCTCAACTTTCTAGTCGTGGAGAAGGAATTGGAGTTGGTTCACCATGTTTTGAATATATACAGCCAGCTCAAAGTCCAAATCCAAATATTGTTTCTTCTAATGTTCCATTTTATGTTGGTAAAAATATAAACCCAATTATACAATTTGAAAATATAAATAATATAGATATCGCAGCAGGTGTTTATCATTCGTTTTTAATAAGAAATAGTGGAATTGTTACTGGTTGGGGCGATAATACAGAAGGCCAGTTAACAAACAATTTAGATTATAATGATGCAAATGGACAATTTACAGGAAATTGGAATGATACTGCTATAGGTAAATTAACTAGCATTAAAAAAATTAGCACAAATTATTTACATACTTTAGCTATACTTTCTAATGATAAAATTACTGGTTGGGGAGCAAATGATGAAGGTCAAGCAGTTGGAACAACTGGATATAATGATAGTAATTATTTATTTACTGGAAATTGGAGTAATACTCCAGTAAGTAATATTACTGGTGCGAGTGGAATAAGCGCAGGAGCATATCATTCATTAGCTTTATTAAAAAATAAAACAATAACTGGTTGGGGAGATAATAGTTCTGGACAAGCTCTTGGTGGAAATAATTTAACTGGAATTATTAGTATTTCTGCAGGAGGATATCATTCTTTGGCAATTAGAAATATAAGTGGAGGAATGGTGACTGGTTGGGGAGATAATGATTATCTTCAATCCTCGCGTGGAAATAATTTAACTGGCGTAAGAATAGTAAGTGCTGGTCATTTACATTCATTTGCTCTTTTAAATAATGGAAGAGTTACTGGATGGGGTTGGAATGATGATGGTCAAGTTGCAGGGGTAAGAAATTTAAATAATGCTAGCGGAATATTTACTGGAAATTGGAATAATACTCCAGTTGGACAATTAACTGGAGTAAAATCAATTCATGCAGGATGGTTTCACACTCTTGCGCTTTTAGAAAACAATAGAATTACTGGATGGGGATTTAATAATGTTGGACAAATAAGTGAAAATATTTCTTATAACGATTCAAATGGAATATTTACTGGAAATTGGAACTCTACAATCGTTGGATCTTTTGAAAATGTTACAAATATTGATACAAGCTATCAAACTTCTCTAGCTTATATACAAGCTAATAAAAATGAAATTACTGGATGGGGAGAAGAAGATGTTGATTATGATTTGATTAATAATCAATTTATTACTAATCCTTCAGAATACAATGAATATGATTGTATAACAACAGACCCATATTGGCCATTAACAACAAAAGATAAAAGAAATATTTTTATTTCAATTTCTGAAGATAAAGAAAATCAAAATTTAAATCTATATGAAGATTTTTCAAATGCAGATGATCAAACTTTTATAGCTAGAAGTGCTGATAAAAAATCTCAAACAAATAGAACCATAGGATTTGGAAATTGTTATCTTGCATCTTATAATCAAAGCGCTTCTGTTGGGAGTTTTATAACTGCAGAAGTTAATTATATTGGTGAAAATATGTTATTTCAAATGAGCGGAAGTGGAGTAAATACTCCATATGTTAATCCAAAAACTTACGAAACAAATACTGGAATTAAATTTAATATACCTTCTGAGCTTGATTCAAAAAATCCAATAGCTGCTCTTCAACCAGGAGATATTAATATGAATATCAATAGCTCTGGATATGGATTAAATTTGAATGATGTAAAAATACAAGGTTATCAATTTGGTTTTGAATTTAATAGAGAAAATATGGATGCTATTGGATACAAACTTCCAATTGATAGAGAGATTAACCTTCCATTAATAATTAATCTTTCAGTAGATGTGATTGTTGGTGATCAACAATATGATGATCTTGCAAGTTTAATTAGAGAAGACGCAGATTATAATGTTTCTATATCTTGTAAAAATAGTTGTGTTTATGATCCTAATTTTACTTGGACTGGGCAAAATCAATCTAGTGAATTTGAAAAAAGATTTGAAAATGCTTTTAATTATCAATTTTTTAATTGTAAATTTGATGGAATCTCCTATGCAAATCAAATTGGCGCAAGAAAAACTGCTAAGTTAAATTTTACAACAGAAGTCGATACTGAAAATTACAATAAAGGAATGCAAGCTTCTGGTATTTTAGGAATTGAAAAAATAGAAGACTTTATATTAATTGAAAGTGGAAATCTACCTGCATTACCAGGAGCGAATGTTACAGATGGAAGTTATATACTACAAGAAGACAATGATCTTTTAGTTAGCAATCTTCAAGTATTATACTAATTTTACGTGTAAATTTATGATAGGTAAAAGGAAAAATTAATGGCGAACAAGAAAATATCTCAGTTATTCGAAAATCCATATCCAAAAACAGGGGATATTTTTCCTATAGTTCAAAATGGAGTTACATATAAAGTAACTCTTGATAATTTAAATAGACTAGCTAATGATCAATATTTTGTTACTCAAAATTTAGATCCATATATTCTTGATGATTTAAGTAATCGTTATGGTAGATATAGATTTATTAGCGGAAACTTAATGATAAGTGGAAAAGGTAGTGATGCTCGTCTTCCTCATATTGGATCTTGCGTTCTTAGGCTTTACGATGGAAATTTTATATTAAATGGTTCTGGAATAATTTCTGGTCTTAATTCTGGAGTAACAGATCTTGGCCATACAAATAATACAAGAGGATTATATGCTATAACCATTGGGCAATTTAATGTTAATACTGGAACAAGAAATGAAATATTTGGTTCTAGAAATAACGCAACTGGTGTTGATATAAAAGTATTTGGTGATTTAAATAATGTGCTTGGAAATAATGATAGAATTTTTAGTACTGGAAATTTTGTTAGCGGAAGCGATATCACAATTGTTGGAGAAAATAATTATATCACTGGATCAGATCATCATGTTCATGGTCACGATAATACATTAAACTCAAATGATGTAAAAATATTTGGTAATTATAATAGTGGCTTTCTTTTTTCTACTGGATCATTTATTGTAGGAAAACATAACTTTGTTGGTAATGCAACTGAGGCAGGGGCAAACTCATTGGTATATGGAGATTACAATAAAGTAAGTGGAAAAAATACTTTAGTTTATGGAAGAAATAATTTAATTAAAATAAAAAGCGGCGCGCTTGAAAAAATTTCTGTTTATGGTTTAGAAAATGACGTTAGTGGAATTGAAGTTGATGTTTATGGAAGATTAAATTTAAACTCTGGATTAACAAATCAAATTTATGGCCATAGCAATACTGGATATGGTGATATAAATTTTGTAGCAGGAACTTATAATAGAGTACAAAAACGAAGTGTTGAAAATCATATCTATGGAGATTATAATATATTAACAAGAGGAAGTGGAAATTTTGTTGTAGGAAGAAGAAACGAAGCTTCAGCAAATACTTCTGATTTAGTCGGCGAATGTATATTTGTTTCTGGAACTGGAAATTGGGTTGGAGGAAAAGATTCTAATGTTACTGGAATTGATATAGTCTCTCTTGGTAAAGATATTAACATAACTCATTATGGAAATTTCTCAAATGTAGTTGGAAGAGGAAATACAATCAATGGAAGTGGATACTATTCTGATGTTTATGGAAGTGATAATTTAAATAGTGGATTTAAAGCTATTATTGTTGGTAAAAATAATACTAATAGTTTAATCAGTAAAGAAACAACAATAGTTGGAAGAATCAATGAGTCCTATAATGAAAAACAAGTTATAGTTGGTGAAAGAAATATAGCTACTGCAGTAAGATCTTACACAGTTGGACAAAATAACGATAACCATGGAACTAGTGGTTATATATTCGGAGAAGAAAATTTAATAGGAAATAATGGTGATTTAGGAAATAGTCAAAATTTTAATTCTTATATTATAGGAAGAAGTAATGTTAGTTATCCTAATTCAAGTAATGTTTATATTTTTGGTTTAAGTAATATAGACGGAGTAGGTAATAGTAATAATTATATTATTGGTAATGCTAATGGTATAAGTGGTAATAGCGTTAATAATATATCAATTGGATATAGTAATAATATTAATGACGAAGGAGATAATCTTAATATTTTTGGAAGAAATAATATTTCACAAGCTGATGGTGATTCAACTATAGTAGGAAAATCAAATATCTTATATGAGGGCACTGGAGATTATATTTTTGGTCAAAAGAATGTAATGGGTAATAATAATAATACATATCGAGCAAGTGTTTTTGGATCTGAAAATACTATAGATGCAAACGATTCTGCAACTTATGGATATAATAATACTGTTACATCAACTTCTACTCGCTCTCATATTTTTGGTTTAGGTAATACTTCTTCTGGAGCAGATGCAGTAATAGTTGGTAGCGGGAACAGAAATAATGGCGTTAATAGTATGGTCGTTGGATATGGAAATATTAATACTTTAAGTGGATCAAATAGCAATATTTTTGGAAGAGGAAATACTTCTAATGCTATTAACTTAAGTGTTTATGGAAGTGGTAATCATGTAACTGGGGCAGATTCTGCGACTTATGGATATGGTAACAGAATAAGTATCAACTCAACTCGTACATTAACATTCGGTTTAGAAAATACCTCATTCTCTAGAAATCAAATTAATGTTGGTTCTGGAAACTTAAATAGTGGAATAGATTCGTGGGTTATTGGATATGGAAATAATCTTAAAACTGGAAACTTTAATTATATTGTAGGAAATAATAATATAATTTCTAGTGATTTAACAGGAGTTATTATTGTTGGAGATTCTATCACTTTGCCATTAAGTGGAAATGCTGGTTATAAATTAACTCAAAATAATATGAATGGCGCTATGCAAATTGGCGTTAATAATTCTGGAAAAATAACAATACTTGATAATGGAAATATAGGAATAGGAACTAGCGGAACTCTTCCATTTGAAAATCCACAAGAACTTTTACATTTAAGAAGTGGAAATGTTTTATTTGATGCAACTGAAGGTGGATATTTTAAATTCTATGATAAAAATCAATATGACAATATTCCAGATAATCCATCTGAAGTTAATCAACCTGGAGATATAAGAGCAATAGTATCTGGAGGAAACTTTAAAATAGATGGTGATCTAATTCTTTCTACTGGAATTGGAGAAACTGGACAATTCTTAAAAGGCAGAATATTCCAAGAAGCATTTACTAGAAATCTAGATGGTAGCATGTGGTGTTATACACCATCTGACCTTCAAGGAAATTGTACTAATGCAAGTGCAAATCCATATGGCAATACTACAGAAAATATAACTGGTACTGATGGGACAACTTATACTCATAAAGTTGGTTTATGGCAACCATATGGATTTGATTTAGGTTGGGATACTATTGGAAGTCCAACTATAAATTATGCTAGTGGTTATGTAAGCGGATTTATAACTCCTATTTCTATAAAAGATGGAGCTGTAGCAAAACCAGATTTTTGTAATGGAAATTGCAATTTCGATTATCAACCTCATGAAGTAGGCAGAATAAGTGGATTAGCCACAACCTTCCTAGACGGTAATCCAACTTCAGCAATTATAACTGGTAGATATACTCTTATAAATACCCCAATAATGAAAACTACTAATTTATATTTACCTCCTGTAAATCAAAATAGTGGCGTATTATATACTGTAAAAAATTTAGGACAAGGTAATATTATGGTATTCTGTACTGGCTCAGAAAAAATAGACTTATTCTTTACTGGATTTATGATAGATCAAAGATTTGCTAGTTATGAATTTTTAAGTAATGGAAGTGGCTGGTTTTTGGTGTAATAAAATGAAAGGTAAAAGGTAACTATGTCTTATATTCCAGAATATCATGAGAATTACTATAGAGTAGAGGGAACAGCTTTTAATCAAGGCAAAATTGGTATTGGTACAATTAATCCAGTACAATTATTGCATGTAAGTGGTGGAAATTTCAGATTAGATGGAACTGGATATGTTAATGGTGACCTTAATGTTACTGGAAATTTAAATGTATATGGAACTACTGCTCAATTTGCAGTATCTCAAGTTATTGCTGAAGATAAAAATCTTGAACTTAATGTACAAACTGGTGCTTCTATCGGTGGAGGAGATTATAGTACTGTCGGTTTCTCGGATGATGCTGGAGCAGATTTTGGTGGATTAATATTAAAGACTACAAGTACGGTAGATACACGAGGAGTAAAAGATAAACATATTGTATATAAAACTTCAACTCCTGCTAGTGGTTGGGTTTCTAATTTAAGATGGAATGTAAGTGGAAATTATGGAAAAGATACTTTAAATTTAACTGATACTACAGCTGACGTTGGAATGACTATTGGTGGAGATTGTGCTCTTTATCGTTCTGGTTCAAACGTTTTATCTACCGATGATCGTTTTGGAATTACTTTAGATGGCGGAAAAAATACTTTACATTTAAGTAATACAAATGCTAATGTTGGAATGACAATCGCTCATGATACAAATCTTTATCGTTCCGCCGCAAATACTTTAAAAACAGATGATAATTTAACTGTAGATATAGATTTAACTGTAAATGGAAATTCAACTCTAGGAGATGCTACATCTGATACAATTACTTTTAATGCAAGAGCAAATACAGATTTACTGCCATCTACTCCGAATGCTAGAGCTTTAGGAAGTTCTGCTCTTCCATGGTCAAACGTTTTTACTAATACATTGCAAGTCGCTGCAAATAGTACACTAACAGGAAATTTAAATGTTAATGGAAATACAGTTTTAGGTGACGCTTATGCAGATCAAATTTTAATAACTGGAAAATTTTTAAGAGGTATTGCTACTTACAGTGGAGCAGGAGTAACTACACAAGCTAGTTCAACTACAATTGCTAATGATAAAGTTATTGTAACTGGGGCTGGAGTAGCAAATGGAGCCTTAACTCTTCCTGCAGCTATAGCTGGTATGGAAGTAGAAATTAGAAATAGATTTAATTTAGGAATTAGTGTTTACGCAAATCCTGGAGCAGATAGAATATTTGATAGTGGATTTCTTATAGCTAATGCGAGCCCAATTGTATTGAACAGTGGAAATAATAGAAATTTCCTATGTGCTCCATCTGGTGGAATTAATATTTGGTTTTAATATTTAGTCTAATTTAATTTAAATTAGATTTTACTATGTCTTAATATGCTTGAGATATAACTATCGAGTTGATGATTATAAGCGATCTCTTGAATTTCTTTTACTGCTTCTTCATTTGAGTCTACTGGATTAGAAATATAATCTGAGATTTTATCATTCCAATTTTCTGGATTTTCATTAGCAATAATAATATGAGAAATTTGCTCTGCTATTTCTTTTTGTTGATTACTCATCTTTTTAATATTATGCATTTCTCTGAGTTTTGCGCCAACTTCTTCTTCTAGTTTTTGAGCTTTAGAAAGATTTTCTTTAATTTTTAATACGCTATACTTTTCATCAAAAGAAGCTTTTGATTGTTGTCCTTGACCAATTGGTTTGACATTTTTAGTACTTTGAGGAATTCCAGTTGATCCAGCTGGTCTTCCAGCACCTCCAGCTTGAGCTCCTCCAATTAATGGTTGATAAAATCCTTGATCTCTTAAATCTTTATATTTTACTTGTGATTCAAGAGATTCTTCGTTAGTAGGAAGTCTGCCAGTTTCAATAGCTTTTAGTCCTTCTTCTGGAGTTAAGATGCCAAGTTCCATTAATCTATTAAATATTCTAGAATATTGAACATCATCTTTAAGATCAATATCTTCAAAGACTGGTTCTGGATAATTTTTAAAACCAAGATCTTTGCTTATTCTGCGGATTTCTGGAACTAAAAATTCAGTAATAAAAGTTTGACGAGCTTGTTTTAATCTTTCCATGAATACTTGGACTTTGATACTTGTATTAGCAAATTTTTCGCTACCAATAAGAATATTATTTAAACCAATTTGAATATCTCTATCTACGACTTCGTATTTTTCTGGACCAATAAGATTACCAATTTCTGGAATAACAAACTCAGCTTTAGTTGTATAATCTGCAATAAGAACTCTACCAATACTTTGATTTTCAAAAAGACCTCTCATGGCTTCAAGATTTTTTTGGTTAATACCACCATTATTAGGAGTATCTCCCATTGTAATTAAAAGAACAGCTTGTTGCATGGTTCTTGTAATAGCCATATCCATTTTTTTCATCTCAGCTTTCCAGTTGATATCTTCTAATACTGGAAAACCCATAGGCACAGCAAATGGCTCGTAGTCTTGCTTCTTATAAAATACAGCTGCGATCTTATCTCTTTCGAGAGGAATACTTAATATGCCTATGCCTTTTTGCATTACTAGATTTTGAGTTTCTTTTGGTAAGCTATTAAATACTTCCTTGTCTTCATCTGTTTTTGGATTCTTTAATCTTTCTAATTCATAATCACTTAGAATCTTATAATACCTACCAACTGCAAAATTAATACTTCCACCAATTTGAATATCTGCTGGATTTAAAACAATGTATCTTGCTGGTAAACTAACAGAAGCTTTGCTTGTTAAGCCAAATGTTTGAGTGATTTTACTTATATCAGAATCTTGAATTTGAGTATCGAACCTATAAAGAAATACATTGCCAGAACGATAATATTCTCTGAAAAATTTATCTTGTAAGTCAGATATATTTATCTTCTTAAAGAGCGCGGAAAAGAAATCTCTGCTTTTTTGACTTCCACCTTGAAAATATATATGACTTGAACTAAATTCTGTCATTAAGTCAATAGTATTACGGAAAATTGCAAAGTTATAATAACATTTTTGACAAAGAATAACAGCATCTCTAATATTGATATTTGAACTGCCTTTAATACCAGTAGAATATTTAAAAGGTATCAATCCATCATCAATATTCTTATATCTTTCAGTTCTTACTATATTTCCAGCTAAATTTCTTCTAGATCTTGTATCATCTGACGCTTTTGCTTCATACATTTTACTAGTACTAGCTTCGGATACCATTAGAGGTTGAATATCGCTATTTTTAGCGATTTTTGTTTTATTTTGATTTTTTTTAGACATTTGTTTAAATTATTACACTTTATGTAATCATTATAGGCGAAAAAGTTGGAATTTCTAATATTTCTGGCTGAGACATAATATCATTATAGCATTTATAACCCCAATTTGCAAGCATTAAAGCTGAATAATTATCTTTTCTAGCTTTATTTGCAGAAGCACTTCTTTTTAAATGTTGAGGCAAATCAAAGTTTTGATTACCACGGCTAGTAGATGTATATTCAACTAAAGCACATTGTTTCTTAGTTTGATATATGAAATCATCTTGATTTTCTATAAAATCTAAAGTTGTCCAATCTTTCTTGTCTTCTGTGCGGATTAAACTTAAATTAGCATTACTATTCATTACTTTATTAAAGAAATCTTCATGTCCACCAGTATTAGAAGCAAACCAAATTTTCTTATAATCAATACAAGCTTGTAAATATTCATTACCTTTTCTAATAAAATTGCTAGTAAATACTTGATTAATAGCTATTCTACCATCTTGTAAATTATATTTATTCCTAATATCTCGTATCATTAAATCATAATCTAGACCCTCTAAATCTGAATTAAAATCTAATAATTTAATATTTAATTTGTCTTTTTTAAATAACTCTGATTCATTACAGCTAGATAAGAAAACGTCAGATCCTGCATTATCAAGGATTATAAATATAATATTAAAATGAGTCATTATATAATGAAAATATGCAACGTGATTTTTTAAATTACCTAAACCAGCATAAGTATGCACTAAGCTAGATGTTTTTGTTTCTTCGTCTATTTCTAATACTGCCATAGCAAAATAATCTGCATTTGGACTATCGCTCATATTAGGATCGATTCCAAGAATATATTTTTTAGATGATTCACCTTTTAAAAGTGTGTGAGGTTTTTCTCCTAATTTCAAGGTACATTCTTCCATCTTTTTTGCATTAAAATAACTATCGCTACCATCCGTAAATCGAGCACAATATTCTCGAAGGAAACTGCTATGACTTGATCCACCAGCTTGAGCTTCTTCAATAATTGTTTTATCGATCATTTCTTCTGGTAAAGCTTCATAGCTTAATTGACTTACAAAGTATTTTGCTTCGCCTTGTTCTTTTTCTATGATTTTTGCACACCATTCTGAATATGTTTTGTAAAGATTTTCAAAAGTATAACTAGCAGAAGACAATGCTACCATTTTACTTGTGTTTTCAAATACCATTCTATCTTCTTCTTTCATTAAGCCTTCTTCAATTAATTTGTCTTCAAATTCTCGTATTTCCATTCTCTCTTTGATGTTTTGTGGAGCTACTAAGAATGGCATTAATACATTTTTAATAATTTCTTCTGGAAGCAAAAGAAACTCGTCAAGCACAAGAATATTAGCGCGGAATCCTCGAATTTTTTCTCCGTTAAGAGGAATAGCTACTATACTTCCACCATTAATTTGCCATTCAAATTGATCATTACGTTTTGCTTTTGCTCCAAAACATTGAGCAAGTAATTCAGCACCAGAACTTTCAACTATCTTTTCTAAATTATTAAAGATAAATCTAGCAGTTCTAAATGTTGGACCAGCTATAAGAATTTTAGTATTTGGTTCAAATACACACTGAAGAAAGCAAAACACTGCAGCAATAAATGATTTACCGCAACCACGACCAAAAACGCACATATTAAAATTTCTATTCATCAAAGCTTTGAGATGAATCTCTTGATAGGGAGCTAGCTTTACTCCGCTAATAAGTTCAGTTGTAAACCCAAGATTTGCTCTAAGAAATTTTGCTAAACTAATTTTAGCTTCTTTATCATTAAGATAACCCTTAAGTTCTGCTAATTCCGCATTAACATCTTTAACTTCTCTAATGTATTTATCTGGACAGTATATCATAATAGTTTCATATCATAAGCTAATTGAAGATCTACTTTACTATAAAAACATTCACTTGCAAATATAGATTCAATTGCTCTTTTCATTTCTTCTCTACCATCTACAAACAAAAATTGTAGATTACTGTATTCTTGTATGAGGGATCTAACATTATGAAAGATATACTCTGGAGTAGCTTTAATTTTTTTGCTAATATGAGGAAGATATTGAAAGCTTAAAGCATTAGATAATTTTTCTTCTACAATAACAATTAGATTGCAATTATTTTTTCTAGACTTATCTATTTCATTTTTAAATCTATCAAAATTACCTGCACTTAAAGTACTTATAAAGTCACTAAGACTTTTTCTTTCTATATAACATCCACAATTATCATTACTACAAGCATAGTCACCGAAGGATAAGGTTTTAATTTCAAATTGCACATTAAATTTAAGCCAATTTTGTTCTCTTGTGTCTACGTAAATAGTATCTTGTGATGATAATTTATTTTCAAATTGATCTGTTATAGCGTTTGGGTGAATATACTTATTCTCTAATCCTACTTCTGAACATAATTGATAATAATCATTAAATATTTGATTATAAGAAATGATAGATGGACTCATTATTGTTCTAAGTTCTATTTGTGTCGGAGAATATATTAGATTCTTTTCGTGTTTTCTTTTGATTAAAAGATTCTTGCAGTAGTCTTGAGCTTCTTGTAATGGCTGTTGTTTAAGCCATTTCTTCATATTATTCTTATCATTAAAATCGCTATTTAAATACTGTTCTTTTGTTTTAAATAATATAACATCTCCAGTTAATAAATCTTTCTTGGGAAAATAAGTGTGATAGTATTTTTCTTTATTTAAACCATATCCCCTAAGTGCAAGATGAAGACTTTTTTCATCTTTGAACTCTTTACCATCTACTTTACATATTACGCTCATCCATTTAAAATCTCATCTCTAGAGATTCCTAATATCTTGCATTTTATTTCTTCCATTGTAGATAATCTATCTATCTCTTTTTCAATAGTTTTCTTTCTCATTTCGGCCATCTTTAAAAGTTTAGCTCTACTCTCTTCTTCTTTCCACATCTGAACAAGATTTATAACTGATGCGGTTTCTTTTACTTGCTTGCTTAATTTATCGCTACGTTTTACCTTAAGATCATTGTTTAATTTTTGCTGACGATTTACACAATCATTATACTCTTTTCTAGCTGTACTACTAGCTTCAACAAGAGCCATTGGGATCTTACCATCTTCTTGCATGGAGAGTTCAATTTGATGTTGTAGTACATTAATTGTTTGTTGAATATTAGAAGATATAACAACTTCTGTACAAAGCACAATATATTGATCTACTTCTTCTTGAGAAAGGTCTCCTTTGTCGTAAGTATATCTAACAAAACTACTTTCAAAAAGTTCTCTATCAGCTTCATTATCATAAATGTTCATTTGATGAATAAATCTATGAGTATTCATGTAACTAATGAGTGAATTAATTTCTTTTTTATGTTTATGAGTAAGTTTGTTTTTATCAATACCATCTAAAACATATTTATTAATTTTAACTATCATTCTTTCTTCACTACGAGGTGGCTTATATCCTTCTGTTGCTGCGTTTTCGTTTTCTGTATTATTGAATTTGATATTACTGGGTATATTTTTCATATACTCCAAAACACTTCTAGTTTCTTGGCATAAATTAGTTAAGGATTCATTTTTAAATAGTATCTTTGACATTTCAAGCCCTGTCATTGTATGACAATTGTTACTAATGTATTCTTTTTGTTCTATAGATAATTCAATAAGTCCTTTAGCTTGATACTCATGACTCTTCTTAGGTTTAATTTGTCTACTAGCTAAAAAATTTTTAACAGCTTTTCCCTCTTTGCTTCTGCCATCTAAATCATCTCTTCCAAAAGCTAATTGAACTAACTCTACTAATGATGGTGGATTATCGGTACGGTTATTCCATTCATTTAATAGTTTTAATTGTTGTTCTTCTGTTAAAATTGGAATATCTTCGCTCATGATATATCAATATCTCCATTGTATAAATGTTTTTTAACTTTTGTTATGATTGCTTTTTTAATGTTTTTAATTTGCTTATATCCTGCCATTCTATTTTTTTCTGTAGTTTTGTAGCCCATTAATTTTGCTGTTTGTTCTTCGTTCTTGTTTTCTATATAAAGATAAGTATATACTTTCCATTCTATAGGTTTTAAAACTTGTTCCATTTTCTTATGAGTATTTGAAACGCTTTGTTCAATGTTAAAATTTTCGTTTGGAATCTCATGTATTTCTTGAACATGATTTTCTAAACTTAAAGTTAATTTAGTATCATGAGCATTCTTTTTGCTTTTTGACCAGTTTGCATAAAGAGGACAATTCGCACATTGTTTTTGATAAATTGCACAACCATCATCTGCTTCTGCTGCAGAACATTTAAGACAAGGTCTGGTATAGTTGCTATAATTGTTTCGTATTAAATTTTTAATTTGATTACTTATAATACGATTAACCCAAGGAGCTAATGGTTTTGTTGGATTATATAAATGCCATTTTCTATAAATATGAAATCTTAAAATTTGAGAAACATCTGCAAAATCCATCCAAGCAATAGCTGTCAAATTCCACTTATTTTTTCTTTTTAAAATTTCAGTGTTTATTTCATCAATTCTATCTTCAAACTTTGTTTTCTTAGCCATCTATTTCTTTCCTATTTCTTGCATAAGATGGTCTTAAAGTTCCAGCTTCGGCTTTAAATTGATTTAAGAATTCTGAATTTTTTTGCTTGTTCTTTTTTGGTACAGCTTTACCTTTTTTTGTTTTACTTGGCTTAACATTTTCAGTACTAGAGAAAGCTTCTTCTGGAAGATTTGAGATTATATCTCCCATTCTAATTTTAGTAGGTCTAACTTCACTTATTTCAATATCAATTTTATTTATATTTGGTACGTAATTAATATTATCCGAATCTTCATTATCGTAATCATAATCTTCATCTATATTTGATTTGACTTGTTTTTGAATATTTTGGGGTCTTTGAGGTTTTGTAAATGTGGGTCTTTCCATTTGTACCTTATTAACTACAATAGTTTTATCAAATGATTTTCCACACGAACTGCAAAATTTAGGTTTTAAACTGGTATACGAGGTAGGAGATCCACAATCTTGACAATATATCTTTAACATAATATATATTATACTATATATATTGATAAAATTCAAAACATTATTAATTCAATTCTTCAAATTTTTCAATAATGTAAGCTAAAATATCATTTCTCATGATATCTTCTCTTCCGAATTTAAATGTGCATATTCCCTTATCGTTACTTTTTTTGTCGTCAAATAAATTGTATATTTTTTCAAAACCACTATTTTTAATATCTGCTTGACGAATATCTCCAATTAATATCAATTTACTGAACCTACCCATTCTTGTGGTGATTAATAATAAATCATGAACACTTAAATTTTGAGCTTCGTCACATATAATATAACTAGCATTAATACTCAAACCGCGAAGAAATCCTACTGGTAATCCTTTAACACGTTCTTGTTTTAATAGCATTTCTACTTGATTTTTTGGAAGCAATTCATAAAGCTTGTCCATTAATGGTTGAAGATAAGGATCTAATTTGCTGTGAAGATCGCCTTTAAGAAAGCCTAAATTGTGAGAAGAACTTTCTACAGGATTACGAACATAAAATATTTCGCCAATTTTTTTCTGATTTATAGCATTTAGAGCTGCATATACGCTAAGTAAACTTTTGGCTGTTCCTGCTGGGCCTTTACAGAAAACCATTTTAGTGTTCTTATCTTGAAGTAATTGAATAAACTTCTTTTGATTATCTGTCCATTGTAATTCGCGAATAGTTAAGAAACCTTCAATTTTATCTCTTTGAGGAACGGGAACTGACTTGTCTTCTTTTTGTTTATTTTTTTTAGACATTAAACTTACTACCTATAATTACACCCCAAATATCTTAAATAACCATTTTATTCTTTAAGAATAAAATAATTAAACTAAAGCGTAACCTTTTTTGAAATTTAAATTCAATTTAAAATTGTTTACTGCTTGGCCATGATCAAATCTTTTGATAAAATCTGAACCATATTTAGGCATTTCAGCAACAAACATTTTATTATCTATTCTAAGAGTTACATGAGAAGGTAATACAGAAACATCTTGTATTTTACTTTTCATTTCTTTTTTAATGGCTTTAGCAATTGCACAGTTTTGTGGATTTGCTTTTTCGCCTTCGAATATATTTCTATCTGTTATTTTGAATGTTTTTTTCATAGTTAATGTTAGGTAGCTTTCCTTATTTAAGCTATAAAAGTTATTACACGGTGTAATCTTATATAGAGAAATTATGAGTTTTTTAAATACTAACATACCTCCAATCGAATGCTTCGTGCGTGGTAATTTTCTTAGAAATCAAGAAGATAGTTTTGATAAAAAATATAAATGTTTAATTTTTGGTGTTACAAGTTTGCCAAGTCAAGTTCCACTTTTTAATTTTCTTATGGAAGATGGTGGTATTTGGTGGCATGCTCCGATAAGTTCGTTTTGCTCTAAAGAAGATGCACCAGATATGGAATTAGATGAATTAGAATTGTGGGATAGTTTTAGTTATCATATAGCTGTAACAACTTTTTATTTATTACAAAATAAAGTAGTAAAATATACTGGAAGAAGTGGCAAAGAATACATGGGGCGTTATTTGTTTACTCTTGATTGGGCGCATAGTGATTATAATGAATTAAATTTCGGATTTAGTGAAAAACCAGATCAGCATAAAGCGGGTCATGTAATAAAGCTTGATAATGGTAATTTTGCAATACAACCCAATAATAGAATTAGAGTATTTGATCCAAGTTTTGCAACAAAACCAAATGAATTAATATTGCAAAGAAAGATAAATTCTCATATTTATACTTCAGAAAACAGTCCAAAATGGATTACTGAAGATTCTGATAATTATGAATATGGTGTAAATAGTACAAATGGCTAGTAAAGATCTTTATTTAAAATATAGATTGGATGATAGACAAACTAAATAAACTTTGGAATTGGAAAACAAAAACATTATCTGTTGG